TACTCTTTTAACCCCTCTGTAAGACCTTTTGCTTGTAATAGGCTTTCTTTTCTTATTCTTGTTTCTAATGCTTCACCTTGTAGCTTGTAGCCTTTCTCTATTTCCTTATTTACTGCTTGTCTATCTGCAAACTCTTTCTTAACTCTTGCTTCCTCATCGGCTGCTGCTTGTTTTCTCTTCTCCTCAGCCTCTGCTTCGATTCTTGCTTTCTCTTCTTCTTTCGCCTTAGTTATAGCTACATCCTTTTGAGCGATAAGTACACTAAGTTGAGTCTGAGCATCAAAGTATTCTTGAGAACCTTTCTCAAAAGCAGACAATCTTCTTCTTTGATTTTCTATCTCTAAATCAATAGTATCTTGTCCGTAAGCCTTTAATACTGCTATTGCTCTTTCAGTTTCTTTGATCTGTTGCTCTGTAGCAAATTCTGTATAAGACTCCGCTTGTAAGCGTGCGAATCTTGCTGCATCACCTAATGATAGAAATATATTTTTAAGACTCGTGGTTATAGGTACTACATCACCTGTTAGTTTAGAAGCGTATTTAGCTAATGCACCCGTAGCTGCAACTACCGCAGTAGTAACTAATACTACAGGGTTTGCTAAAAACGCAGCATTTGCTTTTAATTGTGCAAGAGTTACTGCTCTAATTCTACCTCTAAATTGCTTATAAACTTCAGCAACATCTCTAACTCGTGATGCAAGACCACCAGTAGCAGCATCTAATAAACTTATCGCAGCACCTGACTCACCAACCTCTTGACCAAGACCCTTAGTTTCCTCTGTTGCTTGTTCCGCAGCTTTATCTACCCTTTCGAGAGCATCTTCAACCCTGTTCAGACCATTGACTGCCTGATCGGATTTTACTACAATTTCTATTTCCTTTTCTATTGCCATTTATAAGTCTTTTTTTGATGTTTGTAAATCTCAGAGAATTTCTTAGGTAGATAGTACTTCCCTTTAGCAATTCTAATGTTCTCAGTCTCACCTTCCGATAGTTCTAATAGCTCTAAAATGTTCTGTATCATTTATACTATGTTTAATAACTCTAAACTGCTCTGTCCTGTGTTGAGGTTGGTAGTGATTGAGTTAATTCTATATTTTCGTGTGTTGATCTCTAAAGTATCTGCAAGCGTGTAATTTGTTAGGAAGCTAACTGGTAACCAAGCCTTCACTTTTGTTAATCGCCTCTTAGAGTTGAATACATCTGCGATATAATTCTCATAGTAGTTAGCGAATAGCGAACCGTCAAAGTTTGAACCTCCTGTGTATTCGTTTATCTCTACTGAGAAGTGGCAAGTATCATCATTAATACCTGCATCTGTACCTACTGAATTAGAAGGAATAAAATAAGTGGTTATTGCAGTTCCTGAAATGGTTACCGTATCCCCTCCTACTACAATCGGTGCATAAAACAATAAAGGCTTATCAAAGTAAGGGGCAGAGTCATTCGTGTTTGTAAGTGGCTCATCACTAAACTGACCGATCTGAATCGTAGAGCTTGACAATCTAAAATACTGCATATGCTCAAATGGAAGTGTTACCTCATAAGTATCTCCATTGTAAGTATCGCCTCCGTTATATTCAGTACTACCCCAACCGATAAGATTCTCTTGCTCATATTGCTTAGATAGGTAAGTGTCTCTTCCTTCGTATTGGAATTTAATCTCTCGGTATGGTAAGGCTACATCTACCGAACTTTCATTGACATCGACATACTTGCTTATATCTCGTGTCGTACCAGTAGCGTAGAAGTCATCTAAGGTCTGTACTTTAATCTCTCCATTATCCGTTTCGTAAGCAGTTAGATTGAACATCTTGAATAACCCTCCAAGAAAATCCACGATCTTCATATCCGGTATTTGCTGTTGAGGATAAAAAATAAAGCTACTACCTAAAGGAAAAGACCCTCCCGTATAGTCATTGAACTCGCCTAAAAAACTATTGGTCAATTCCCAATCTATAGTAAACGAATCTGTTCCTGTTCCCGTAATATAAACCTCATATCCAAAGGGAGCATTATATAATACACCCGTAAGAGTTGTATCTCCTCCGCCCGAAACTACTTTAGTCGCATAAGTAAACCCATCCTTTTTAATAGTGATAGTATAGTCGTTGGTTGTTGAGGTTGTTACATCCAATAAATAATTAATATATTGACCTCCTGTAAGCCCCGTTATTACTAAAGCCGCAGTATCTAAAAATACCCCTGTCATTGAAGTAGTATCAGGAGTAAAAGAAGTATATAATTCTGTTATATCTCCGGATTGAAAAACATCACCCTCTCTTCTATGCATCCACATATACAAATCATAGAACTGAGCATTGCTTGTTTGCTTAATGAAAGAATCGCTTGTGAATGTGATTCCTAAACCTTGCTCCTCAATAGCTTTTATAATAAGCCATAATCTAATTCCGTATTTGAACTTATCGTATGTTGCTGAGATATTAGGAGCTGAGATAGTGATTAATTGGTCGTAAGAAATAAGAGGACACTTAATAGCATCGCTATATAAAACACTATCTACCGTGATATCTCCACCACCTTGCATAATTGCCCTAACTGAAGCTGCATCGTAATCGTATTGAAAATTATTCAGCCAAGTAAGAGCAGATAGCTTAGTTTCTCCTAACTTATCTTTAAGGTTTACCGTATTTCCAAAGAAAGTAACTCGATACGCATAAGCTTTATTGTCTTTTAAATCTACCCCCTCAAGCTTAACTCTTCCTGCTGTAAACGGTATTCCATTCAACTCGATCTTAGCTGCTACCTTCTTTCTTGCATCAAACCCATCTATAATATCGAAATTATAATAGTGCTTGAATATCTTATTGTTGGTACTGGAAGCAGGAATCGTAAAAGACTTAGAGAAGTCCGTAAAGACTTTCTCAATATCCCGTACGTTCTGAATTGTCTGAGTAAGAGATATCACCTCATCACTAAACAAGTCCACTTTAGCACCTTCTATGTATAATGATAAATTCTGCATTATCTCATTGAAGAAATTAAATCATTCGCTTGTTCTACGACTACTGTATAAGCCACTAATTTGTCATTTACTGAAGTCTTGTAAGCAACATTAGTATCTGTAACATTTACAGGTCGTACTTCACCATCTATATGCGCCCATACTTTTTCAGATAACATCAATTCTTTAATGAACTCGTTGTAGTCCTCTGATATGTATCCTGTACTTAGTTCGTATCGTGTCTTAGCGTTTGTATTGAAGTTTCTTACTTGGTGTGATTCCTTTTCATAAATACCTGCATAGTCAAATACATTCGCCTTGTAGCTGTCTCTTGTGAAACTGGTGCTTTCTGTATTCTTAGCAAAGAAGTATAACTCTTGTAGCATACCATATCGGTTGATGAATACAAGTTTTACATCATCGTACTTATTACAAGGGAATCGCTTAATGGTGATTGTTTGACCTCCTGCTGATACACTCGTTGCTGAGGTACTTACTGTTTTGCGTGTAATTGTACCCGCTTCGTTAGAATAGAAATATCCCGAAGTCGATTCAGGATACCATAGCGTGTAACTACTGATTAATGGAGTGGTACTTGAATAAATAAACTCAGGTTCTTCATCAGAATAATAAGCATACCCTAAATAAGCATCTCTTGTTGAATATAACTCAGGACTACCAACAGTAGAACCTGTTGCATCTTCTCCTGTGTATGCAATTATAGAAGCACTCCAATCAATACCCCAGTCCGTAGGAACAGAAGTACCTACAGGTAAAGAGCCTGTATATGCGATATCTATATAATCTTTTACTAATTCAGATACATCGATTCCTGCTTTGTTAATATCCGATGCATTCTTTACAATCGTATAAGTAAGTGTACCATCTATGGTAATCTGAAACTTATATGAGTTTGCAGTTGCACCCGCATCGCTTTCTATCCAATATGGGCTTCTAACCCCTACGCTTGTTGCCATTTATTTATGTCTTAAAATACCTTTTAATTAGTGTCTATTGTGAACTCTAAGAAATCTTCTACGTCTAATGCGTATGCTTTTATTATTTGATCTGGAAGTCCTTTAAAAGCAGCCTCAAATGGCTTAGTAAGAAACAAGCTCGCACGAATACCTTTCTGATAAATACTCGTTGCTAATGCATACTTCAAACTTTGTCTTTTAATGAATTTTCCTTTTTCGTCTCTTACTCCTTTAATACCTTTCTTAATTACCCACTTATCTAAACTGGAAGGAGGTATCATTTTAAACCTTCCTGAGTATTTATAAGGACTGGTTCTGTTCTTAGACTTTGCAGGGTCTGCTCCTTGCACCCCTTTGTCAATGAACTTACCATAGTCCTCCATATTGATATCTAAAGAGAAGGAATTAGGGAATACATCTAAGTCATAGTTTAGAGAACGAGCAAGATTACCCGAAGCACTTATCTTACGTCTGTTCAGGTTCTTCTTAGCATCTCTAATTACTTTCTTAGCGAATGCATTTAATGCCTTTTCTGTCTCTTTAAAATCCATTAGCAGACGTTTACGTCATTTGCAATCATTACATCAAAGGTTGCTGTCCATCCTGCGATCTGATTCTCGAATCTATCTCTAAATGGCTCTAAACCTACATCGCCTACTACTTGATACTTTTCTGCATATAATGAACCGATTCTTAGTTTCTGAATTACCTTATTCAAAACACTAAGCTGCGTATTAAGCACATCTTGCTCATTGTCATTACCCACGAATATATCGGTTACCTCATCTTTGCTTATATCTACAATATCCATTGATAGGATAGATACGTTAAAGGTCATTACGTTCTCACCGCTTGTTGCTCCGTTAAGAATAATGTGTGATAGTGGAAATATAGTTTGCTTGCTTAGATCAACCTCAGAGATATCTCCGAAAGTTATCGTGTTGCAATTAGGGTCTGCTTGAAGCTCATCCTTCAATGTTTCCATTACCCTATAAAAGCCGTTCATTACGCTCATACTCTACCTTTTATTTGTTTCGCCTCTAATTCCGTCTTTTCTTTTTCGAATGTCAAGAACATAAGGCATTGATGTATTTTTAACTGAGTGATATGTTCAAATCGTCTAAGATCGCCTTGAGCGATTGTGTATATTGACTGATACCAACCCCATTTTTGTCCGAACTGAGATACTGCACCAAACGAGTTTCCTTGGACTCCTCCAAATAATTCATCATAGCTTTCGATAAGTCTATCCCTAAACGATAAAAAAAAAGTATAGAAGACATTACCGCATCCATTGGCATATTCTTGTACATCTCAGAGTTCACTACTTCGTAATCTACAATGTTGTATTTATCACCGTGCTTCTGTTTGATAGGACGATAAAGAACTGCCATAGCTCTATGCATCTCTTCCCAGTTTCCTAAGTAAGTATCTAAATCCACATACTCACCAAAAGACATATCATCAAGATTAGGAATGAAGCCATACTCCACGTCTCCTAATTTGAATCGTTGCACAAGCTGAGGTTTCTGATTTAGCATTGAGCTTAGAACCTCAACAACTCCGTCCACATCTTTGTAGCGCATTTGGTAAGCATCCTTGAGTTTTACTCCGCAGAATATCTCAAGCATCTTCAATGCCATAAACTCCTCTGTAACTTCTCCCTGATACAGTTTAACGAACTTCTGATACTGACCTAATGTGATCTCGCCAAGTTCGCTTGGTACATTGATTTGTAATTTCATAAATATTACTCTTATCTATATAACGAATGAAACTGGTAGTTTTAGAATAAAAAAAAGACAGCCTTACGGGACTGCCTTCTTCAATTCAAACAAACTAATAAACCTTATGAGTTACTAATATAGTAAAAATTATCTTACAGCGTAACTTCCATAGTTAGGATTTTTTAATTGATAGCTTATTGCGTATCGTGCTGCATCTATTAAGTGGTTATGGTCATCTATCGGAGTGTTGCTCTTTCTCTCAAGCCAACTGTAATTATTCAACTCTTTGATGAGGTTAGTACTGTTAGGGTCTATAATCAAATCGTAGTCTTGCATTAGACTTATCCCGTAGGTTACACTTCCTTGTCCTTTTACTGATTCTCTAATATTGCTTTCTCTACGCAGCTCTGTAATCAATCTTGGTTCTGCACTATCTCCTATGATTAATGCATCACCTGCGTATTGCCTATTTAAACGTGATATCTCGCTTGTTGTAAGTCTTGGTAAGTAGAAACACTCTCTAAGGTATATTCGTTTGTTAGACTTATCTATATTCGTTTCTATGAGCGTTGTAGGGTCGTTACTAAATCCGTAATCCTGACCGAATACACTTGTGCCTGATTTCTTAAATTCTCCTATCTCCCAGTTCGTAAAGATGACACCCTCAGCTTTGTCTAACCACCCACCTAAGATTTGATGCTTAAACTTCTCAGGTCTTCTTGTTCTCATCTGCTCGATCTGAGCTATGAATGACTCGTTGAGGTACTTGATGTTATCTAAGTAGGTAGAGTGTATATAGGTAGTATCTCCTTTCGTTATGTTGCTCCCTTCCTGTACACCTCTGTCCTCAAAGAACCTTCTGTAAATAAAATGCTCCTTAGTAGTAGGGTTTAAGATTAAGATGACTCTGTTCTGATTCTTCTTAGAACGGATAGAGAAGTCTATCGTGTCGAATTTCTTCTCATCTGTTAGTTCCTCTGCTTCTTCCAGTACCCAAGTAGTAACACCTTGAATAGATTTTAATGAAGCGGTCTGATCTCCTGAACTGGTCTTGATACCTTTGAATATAATCTTACTTCCTGTTATTCTGTTGATAATCTCATCCTTTGTGATATGAAAGCGATCTACTAAACCAAGAAGCTCTATCTTCTCTAAGAACTCAGGTATAATAGAAATGGAAGCTGAGGTAAGAGTGTACCTCGTAAATAGTATGGTATGTTCTTTCTCGAATGTTAGTAAGAGAATTAAAATAGAAATATTAAAGGACTTACCCGATGCCCTGCCACCGCTAATAATAAAATAGCGACTATCGGAGTCCCTTAATACCTCATACTTCTTTTGAATGGTAATCACCTACTCGAACCTCAACAAGTCTTTGAAGTTAATTTCGAATCCGTCAGAAGATAATGTTACACTCTCTTTAGGCTTACCGTGTCTGTAGTTCATATAAAGCTGTATCGCTCTAATGTTACCCTCTTTAATAAGACCGTGTAAAGTGTCAAATACTTCTTCTTGATCTATATGCTTATCAAGAGCCTCTACCAGTTTAAGCTCATCTGATTTAGGTTTTCTACCTGCACCTTCTCTTGCTCCTCCGTTATTTACTCTTTTATCCATAATTGAAAATGTTTGATTATTCAATCCTACTTATATAACGATTGAGAATCAGTTTTTTGCCTCAGGTTCAAAAGATACAGTAGTGCTAAGTTCAAAGCTGCTTGTATTAGTAGTACTATTATCCCCCCGAACATTACTTCTTTTATAATAGCTGATTGTTGTAATTCGCATCTTAGTTCAAGTACCTCAGCCATTACATTAACACTTTTTTAAGTCCGTATCTTAGGTAGTTAATACTCATAGTTGTTTTCGATACTTTGTAAGCCTCTGCTGCTTCTACTACACTTTTGTAAGTAACATCTCTGTTTGTATCGTAGAGCGCCTGCTTTGATCGTCCTAATGCAGAGTACACTTCTTTATAGTTACCATCAAGCATTGCTTGGTACATCATCTCTGCGTATTCTTTGTGATGCTTGTTCTTGGTGGTTTCCATCCAGTTCTTATAATGTTCTGTTACTATCTGTTCTCTTTGTTGTTTATTTCTCATCTTAGTCGATCAGTTCTTCTATTAAACGCTTTGCTTCATCTAACTTATTCTCAGGAAGGCTATCTATCCGCATTTTAAGGCTTCGTATCTTCACTTCTTGATGATTGCCGAACTTGATATACATCTTCTCATCTAAGTCCTTTAGAAAGCGTGAGAATGGCAAATAAGAATCCTTGTAGTTTCTGTTTGCATACAGGATAGTAGCGTGATGGGTGTTAAATCCATTCTTCTTATATATCTCTACAATCTCGTGTAGTTTATATCCGAAATAGTTTCTTAGGAAGTAGCTGAATAAAGCTCG